TTTGCATAACTATAAATATAATGATTAGAAAAATGATAATAAAGAAATAATCCGGACAAAAAATGTCCTTGAAATGTCCGGATAATGTCCGGATAAGCTCGCCAAGGACATTATGTCCTCGAAATTGTCCTCGATAAGAGACATAATGTCCTATATATTGTCCCTTAAATCAAAATTTGGTTATAATAGATAACATATGAGACATTGGTAATAAATAAAATGTCGCGATTAAGGATTAAGATTTGATCTTTTACCTTAATCGCGACATAGTGTCGTGATAAATGTCGCGATTATTTTATTTCACAACCCTCGGGACCTGCACAGGCTAGTTCACCACTTAGATTTGTCTCATCTGAAAGTTCAACAACCATTGTTAAATCAATCAAATGTAGTTTTGATGACATTTCTTCGTATTGTTCTTTGGTACAATCTTCGAAAGGCGGTTGTTTATAACTACCTAAATCGTAAGGTAATACGGATAACCCGTTGTAAAATTCACGATTAGTCCACATCCATTCACCGGCCTCTACCCATTCTTCAGGTTTCAGGTTGATTGTTGCTGAAACGTTGTGAGTATTATATCCTGCTCTGTGACCGGGTTTAATCCATTCCTGTGAAACCTTTTTTACTCTTTCAAGTAAATGGAGAGGACTCTCAGTTCTCAATATAGATCCCTCTGGAGCCTTTTGTGGTACAGTTATGATTGCTGTATCGTGTGGTCTAAAGAAGTCGTCTTCGAGGAGCTCAGGGTGGTATATTGACAAATATGTGTAAATGGCTTCATTCTTACCAACTCTTATACGACGATAGTAATAATCATTATGCCAAGCGTGAATTCCACTTGATGTTCCCAGTACTAATGATGCTGTTCCACTCGGTTTAACTGTTGTGGTTCTTGCGGCTTTATTGATACCGATAATTCCGGAAACTCGTAGGTTTTCTTCCTTAACAATTTTCGCGGCTTGTTTCATATCGTAATTTAAAACTACGCCTGATCCAATACCGGTCATTGATACACCAACTAAAGCATCTTTTTCTGTGGTTTTCTTCCAAATATCTCTAAGATAATGGAAATCAGTATATCCGGCTTGTAATGTACCTACAAACGTAGCCGCCCTAACTCTGTTATTAAAATCTTCCTGTGATTCAATGTCAGAAACATTAACTTCACACAGATTACAGAATTGGAATGGTCTTAAAGCGATTTCACAACAAGGATTAGTTCCCCAATCTTTATCGTTTGTGAAATAGATACCGGGTTCACCTGCACCTGACGCTTCGATTCTGTGCCATAAATCCATAAAGAATTCTTTTGTGATTCTATGACGTAATAAAGCGGCTGAATTGTTTGCTCTACCTCTTTGTGGGTTAGTTTCCCACCAAGAACCTGACTTACAAGAAATCATTTCTTGATCATCAGCACTAAACAATGAAATAAGTGCCGCTCTTCTGATTCCACCTGCTAAAACTGCGTCAGCAATGTGACAAACAATGTCGTGAACTTCAATTGGTTCTAATTTATCACCATCTTCTTTAGCGTCAAGTAATCCTTTAATTTTGTGGATACAGTCTTTTAATGGTTGTGGACCCGGAGCTTTACCACCTGATGTTACCAACCTGGCCCCTTTAGGTCTGATGTCTGAAAAATCAAATACCGGGGTTGATGTTGTTTCACCAAAATAGGCTTTAAAGAGTATTTTGATTGAATCTGCCCATCCCTCGATACTGTCTCCGATCAAGAATCTTCTTGTCCTGTCTGCTTTGGGTTTTCTTATTTCAAGTAATTTTTCGACGTGGTGTTTTTGTACCGAGAATCCAACTCCCGTACCACCAAGTAATAAAAACATTATTTCAGAAAAACTATCCATATGATCGATAGGTAGATACGCACAATTGTAAATCCGGTTTGGACTTATTTCAATTGGCTTTCCACCGAACTGTAATGATCTCATAGATGGTAAAACTTTTTTATCATACACATATTTGTACATCTCAACTATTTCTCCACCTAGTTGAGGGTAATGTTTAATGTGCATATTCATATTTCTTGTTACTAGTTCGTCCCAAGTCTCTCGTCTATTCAATGCCGGGATAAATTTGGCGTATTTCATATACACCGTTAAATCAGATAAAATCTTCTGCGAAGCGTCCATAAATGTTAATTGTATTGATTATTTGTTATTGTTTATTAATTCTTTTTGTAATCTATCTCGTTCACGAATTTTCGCTAACCTATCCGGTGGTGAAGACGATTTATTTTTCATTAATTGTTCCTCAATAGGATCAACCTTTACCAATTTTGGGGGTGGGTTTGGTGGAACAATTTTTAGTTCACGTATTCTTTTTATTGCGAGTTCCTGTTGTGACGGTGAAACTGATTTGTTTTCTACCGGTTCAGTAATTACCGGTTCAGGATCAGGAATTATAGGTGTGATTTTTCTATCAGGATCAGGGACTACCGGTGGTGGGGTGTCGTGTACAATATTTTCGAATGTATCTGACGGTGCAAGTTTACCGTGTTTTGCTAACTTTTCAAGTCTTTCTCTTTCTTTACGTTCTTCACTAAGTCTACGAACTTCTTGTATACGATCTGCTTTGGCTTTTGCTTTATCTTCACCATAACCAAGAAGAGTACTTTGTGTTTCAGTATCAATCTCTAAGAATTCGTTATCGAACTTACAATTTTGGAACACAATACCATCGGGACCAATACGTGATTTTAATAACGTCATAGTACCAAGTTTGTGCTCTTTTTGTTCCAATGTTTTACCAACTGAAATTACTACGTGACCTATCTGAGCTTTTTTAATTGATCCACCCATTTGATCAGTAGTAACGACTTCTGATGATATAGACTCCCTATTTCCTTGGGTCGCTACCCAAATTGCAATATTAAATTCAGATGTCATTGATTCAAGACCTCTCATTATAGATCCCTCACCTTTCCATTCTTCACCAAAATTTGTTTTTTCTCCAACTAAACAATCGACATAATCGATAATTAACATATCTATATCGAATCCTTCTGTTTTTAGTTTTCTGATTTTTGATTTAATATCGGAAACAGTCATAGTACCACTAGGGTACTTTAACATTTTTAATCCGCCTTTTGAATTTAATTCCATTTCTTTAACAACTTCTTCGACCTCATCGGCTCTATCTATTTGATCATTCGGTGAAATTCCGGACCAAATAGCATAGTGTTTCTTTAAAATGTCGTTTTCGTTGTCTTCGAAAAATATTTGTAAAACGTTTTTTCCGACATTATACGCCGAGTTCGCCGCAACTGTTAGGAATGTTGTCTTACCAACTCCGGTTGGTGCTAATATAACACCAAATTCTCCCAATGCTAATCCACCTTTTAATAGATTATCCAAACCGGGAATACCTAAAGGAATCGGTACTCTGGAGTCTTTTGATAAAACTGATTTCACATCAAAAAAAGCGTCTCGTACATCATTTACGTGTGAACCGACTTGTAATGCGTTTTGTATGAGGGTTTCGATTTTATTGTATTCTTCAAAATCCCCGTTTTCAATGATTTTTTCAACAAGTTTTAGTTCTCTCTTTAATACCTGTTGTTTACAGAAATTCATTGCTGTTGCCTGTACGTATTCAACACCTTTAATGACGTGTTGTTCAATAGAATTTAATGTGTCAATGTGAACCGCAAATGCTGTATCTTTTTCATTTGCTTTCATTACTTCTTGACGTAATGTTTCATAATCGGGTATCCACCCAAATGTGTCGTAGAGTTCTTTAATATTTTGAACGATATACCTGAAATAGGGGCCGTCAAAATATTTACTATCCATTACCTCAATGATTGTGGCCGAGAACTTTTTGTCCTCAATCATCGTTTTAATTAGGGATAGTTGAAAATTGGCACCTAAATGGCCAAAGTTTTTTTCTGTCATTGGTTTATGCTCCTTGCTTGTTATTTATAACTTTTTATTTTATAGTCTAATTCCCGAATACGATGTCTCTAGCTTATCTGAAGACAGAACATAAGTTAGTTCGGAGAGAAACGGTCTCACTTTTGGTCTTATGTCAACAGAATACCTAGCTTTTGGATGGTAGACGTGTGCGGGAAAAATTCTAGAAATAAATACAGCGTCTTCCAGCTTAATTCTAAGTAAAAAGTACTCTTCTTTGATATCTGTTTCTGTTTCCACAACCTCCGGATCAAGGAAAAATTCCAGATTTTCGTACATAAATTCCATACTTTTCATTTTCAAATCGTAAGAAATTTCTTCGCAAATTTCTTTAACTGATTGGTATAGATCCAAAGATTTTTTGACTTGGGGGTTGTAACCTTTAACGTTGAAAAAGCGTTGGATAATGATGTTATTCTCTAATGTAAGAATAAATTCGAACTTTGTGATGTCTTGGTTTTGCATTGTTTTGTAGTTTAGTTGTTTAGTTCTTATTGTTTTGGTAGGATATTATTTGCATAATAGATAAAATCCTCTTTTAATTTTTGTGCTAACATTTCAATTATCACGTGTTCTCCCATCATTTGGTTAATGTTTTGGGGTATTTCCGGTGACCAAGGAAATGATATCATTTTAACTGGTTGGGAATCGGGGCCATACTTCGTATAAGAAAGATTAAACTTAAAAATTCCGTCAATTACTATTGACCCATTTACTATTCGTACTTTAGGGGGGAGTGCTTCCATTTGGTTTTACGTATTTAAAAATGTGTTTATTTTTTTCTTTTCTCGCTAACCGGAGAAATGGGTTGAAGAATTTAACCCAAGCATCGTCTTGTTTTGGTAAAAACTGAAACATTCCATCCTCAACCATCATTTTCATAGTATTTTTATATGAACGACCCTCAGTATCTAAATCATCGTTTATTAATTGTAATATTTCGACTTTTGCTTCTTCTGTAAGTAATGGATCAGTTAAATCAACTAACCGGTGATTGAGTTCAAGTAATTCATCACCAAATACACCCAATTTTGACACTCCTGTCAATAAATTTTGAACTAACTTGTTGTCCTTATCTTGCTCGAATAAAAGATTACCTCTATTAATCACATCTTCGATAGTTAATGGTGATGTTTTTATTTCAGGACATAGATTAATGAGTTTTTTAAGACCGAAATTTTTAATACCGAAAATATTATCTGAAGGATCTCCACAGATCATTTTTATCAACTTTACGTTCTCGATTAAAATTTCTTCGTGTTCGTATTCAAATAGATCTCCCGGACCATACATTTTTCCGTGAGATGGATTGTATAGTGAAACTTTTTTATTAACTAATTGGGTTAAGTCCCGGTCTGATGAATAAATGATTATTTCTTCGTCCGGAGCGTTTTGTGTGTAGAAAGCAATACCGTCGTCTGCCTCACAATATTTATATTCGCCTTGTCTTACATAGAGTTCTTCGAGATATTGTTGTACACGGGTTCTTTGGTAGTTAAAACTACTAATTTCCTCTTCACTCTTAATTCTACTTTTTACTCCTGACTTATAATGAGAGTAAATTTTCTTACGTTGGAATGTTGATTCCTCTCCGTCCCAAAAAACACAAATTTTATCTAATTGATGTGTGTCAAAAGATCTCCTAAGAGTATTGATAAAATGATAGAGTGCTCCAATGTGCTTTCCCTTATAGAAGTGGTTTTTAAGGCCAAAGAAACCAATCGTAAGTAAATTGTTGCCATCAACTGCTAAAGTAGGCATTGATTTATTGTGTTATTCGTGAATAAATATTAAAGATCTTCTTCGTCTCTTGCTGATTCGATTACTTCAAAATCACCTGTGCCGCCACCAAGAATCGAATTCCAATACTCCGAGTATTGTTTTTTATAATCTTCGATAGCTTCTTTTGTGTCCTCAATAAATCCTTGTGGAATAGAAATGATTTTACCGTCTTTATAACCTAAACCATTGACGTGATTTTTTATAATAGAAATTTTGGTTCTTGTTCCATACGACACTTTTCGTCCGTTTTTCTGTGCATCTAAGTGATTTATACCACCTTTTTTCTGATTACCGAATAGGAACACCAAAGACGACGCTAACCAAATGGCTTCACCACCCTTTGCCTTAATTTCCGGTTGTCCAAAAGGATTGTCCGGTAAATCTACCCAAGGCTGGTTAACAATAACTAATGTAAGATAATACGGATATTCTTCTTTTTTTGATTTTGATATTCTTGACGAAAGACCCATACCTATTTTGTCTGCTAATACGGATGCGTTGTGCATCTTTCCACCCTTACCTTCGTATGTCATTTTACAAGGTATTGATCCGATACTATCCCAACAAAATACAATTGATCGTGGAATTTCACCTTTTTCCTGAGCATCTATAATAGTGTTCACAAAATCAGTTGCTTGTTCGATATAATCAAAAGAATCATTAAAAATATAATCCCCTTTCCATTCACCGTTTTCGTCTTTTGAAGCTTTAAATCCAAGTTCAACAGCGTGTTCCCAACTCCATTTTTTTTCTGTTATAATTAAAACAGGAAGATCACCTTTTTTCTGAGCATCAACCGCTGATAATATCATCGCAGTTGTTTTCGATGTGTTAGTATGACCCAAAAGCATTGTTATACCTCCCTTAACTGGACCAGGTAGTCCACAAGCGTTACAAAACGCTTCTCCACAGTCATAAAAACTTAACTCTTTATATTTTGTACTTGATGAATATTTGCTAGTGTAATCTTCAATTTCTTTTTTCTTAATTGCCATAATGTGTTGTGTCTATGTCCAAGCTGAACTCTTTTTATGTTAAAAAAACGGTAACTTGGACACAATGTCCAAGTAAGTGTCCAAGTTACCGTCAGGTACTCTCAATTAAAATGGCAGATCGTCGTCCGGTTCTGAGTCGGTTTGTGGATCTTCCGGTTCAGTATGAGGTGTGCCGGTATTACCAACATTAGCCTCTCCTGTTGTGGTCGATGTGACCTGTCCTTCAGCGACGAATTTTTTAAGGTTACTGTCCCATTTTGGTGTTTCACCATTAGCAACAAGATCCAAATATTCTTCGCTCTTTTTAGCGTAAACGTCGTTCCAAGTAAGATCGTCGTCAATCCATTCCTGTGCCTTTGCAGGATCAGTATGTAATGGACCAATATCTTCCTGCATAACGGAGTTAATAGTGGTATACTCTTTACCATTACCGGATTTGGATAATGATAGAGTAAGAATTAGGTCACGTCCTGTTACCGGGTCGGTGATATCACCTTTGTTACGGAAAATAGGAAAAATTTTGTCAAGAACGCCTTCACTTTTGGTGTTGTGTTTAAACCTCCAAAATTTAGGTCCGTCTTGTTCGTTTTCACGATCAATCAGTTTAACGATGTAGTACTTACGTGAACGGTATGTTCTCGCCAACTCTTTGTCCGATTCAAGACCGGTCGCCATTAAACTATCTTTTACTTCATTAAGAGGGGATCTTTTACCCTCTTGTTGTGGATCAAATAATTTGACCCATTTTCCATCCACCTGAATTTCGTGGAGATAAACCTCAACAAAAGGTGATGAACCATCTTTTGTAGGTAGGATTCTGATTCTTCGTTCACCGTCTTTTGTTCCTTTCGGAAGGATTGTGGTGAAGTACTTTTTAAGTCTCTCTTCTTGTGAGACCTTGTTTGAATTTCCGCTTGCGGATTGTTTGTTTTTTTCGTACTGAGCCAGTACATTTTCTGCTAGTGTTCCCATAATTTGGATTAATTTGTTATTGTTATATGTGTAAAATATAAACAAAAAAAGTCAGATAGTGAAATCTGACTCAATATTTTTTTAAAAATAATTGTAACGTACTCTAAATATAAAAGATACAGCAATTTATTTTTTCTTCAAAACAATTAATTACTAATATCTAACGGGTTTTGATTCCTGTTCGTCTTCGTCTTCCGGGTTAAATGACTGATTTATTTCTTCTCTTCCGTAATTTTCAACGTCACCTTTAGTTAAAACATATTCGTTTTTACCCGAGGCTTTCATTTCTTCTTGTTTCTGTGAAAAGAAATCACTTGGTTTTTGATTAAATGGATATGAATCTAATGATCTCATATTAAGTTCTTCAACAGGTGTTGGCGGTCTCATTTGTTCGATTTTACTACCAAGTTCATCTATTTTAGATAAAATATTATCCATTTGTCCTAATTTGGTTTCTAATTCCGATAATTTCGAGAACGCACCGTCCATTTTTTGTATAACAGATGAATTTTCACCTTGAGACGCATCTAATTGTTGTTTGATATTTTTAGTCATATCAACTAAATCAGTAATGTCAATTTCTTCAGTTGTATCGTCTGCCGCTGGTTCTGCTGGTGGTGTGGCTTCACCTTCTGCTGGAGGTGCTCCAGCATCTGCACCCATTTCTGTAGGTGGTACGCCTGCGTCTACAGGTGGTGTGTCACCTGCCATAGGGTCGGCACCTGCTTCGGGTACAGGAGGTAATCCTGCGTCTGCTGGCGGTTCTCCTCCTGCTGGTGGTGTAGGTGGTAATGGCTCGTTTTGCTCCATAATCATCGTTTTACCATATTTGTTAATTTGGTTGTAACGATTTAACTCTTCTTGTAGTTTCTTTTCTAACATAGTATTAGTCCTGTAATAATTGTCTACCGTCTTCGGTAATGAATTGTTTATTTATTCTTTCAACTAAACCATCTTTGGTTTTTATAACATAGCATTCGCCTGTTGTTATGTCGCAAACTTTTTCTTCTGAACCGTCTGGTGATATAACGCTAGTTATTTTTCCT